TTCGCCGAGCGTGAGGAAACTCGTTCTTCGCCTCGACGATCATCCGGCACGACTCCGCGAACCCCGCTCGTTTTTTCCACACCTTCACGATGTATTTATTTACCCCGTCCCTTCCCATTGCGCCGATTACGACATAATCCGACTGTGCCTTTTCCTTAAAGGAGCAATCGACGGTGAGAATGAATTCATTGAACTTCACCGGGAGAACTTCGTAAAAGAGCCAGTTCTCTCTCTTGAGCATCCCGCCCATCCGGGGAGTCGGGCGCTGTTGGAACTGGCCGGAGAAGCCGAAGGAGCCAAGCCCCTCCTTCATCTCATCGAGGATTTTCGTCCCCTCCCGCTCGGGGTGCATGACGTCGCCTTCCTTGCGGGTCTTCGTCCTTCCTGAGATCGGCCAGATGTAGGTTTTCTCACGCTCTTCTTCGATAGCCGGGATCTTGAGGTGCTCCCACTTCTCGTTCATCGAAAGGAGGTGCCCGGTGAGGTCGTTCATATGAAGCCGCTGCATGATGATGATGATGACTCCGTTCGCCTTGTCATCGAGCCGGGTACGAAACTTCTGATCGAAAGCATTAAGGTCATTCTGCCTCTCCACGTCGCTCTGCGCATGGCCGGGGTCGTGCGGGTCGTCTACGATGATGCAGTTGTGGACGATGAATCCTTCGCAAATGAAGCTGCGATCCTCCTCCACTTGGAGGTCAAAAACGTCCGTCGTTCCTGGTTCTTTGTATGATGAAACGACAAATGGCAAAAAGTACAAAGGACGATCAGGTTTCCCAACGCGTCGTTTCTCGGATTCTCGTCGATGTGATGAACGACTCGTTTCTTCGTCGAGCCGCATTTCGCGCACGAAGCCCTTTCCCTCATCTCGGAGGACAACCTCTCCCGGAAGTATCGGTTGTTCCGCTGCTTCCATACGTCGCGCCGCCAGTTCGGATTCGCTGAACCCATCATTGCGGTTGCATGGGCGGCCGAGGCGCATGCTTTCGAGCAAAACTTCGTTCGTTTGCTCGTAGGCCACATTTCCATTTCGCACCTTCCGCATGGGATTTTTGGGAGTGTCCGAAGCTCGCCGGTGTTTCTCATACGCTCCGAGCGGCACTTTACCGAGCAGAAGCGCCTTGCGTGACGCTCGGAGATCGGTTGCCCACACGCCTCGCATTTTCTCCGGGCAATCTGGTGTCGCTGGCTCTCCCCCTCCCGCCAACATGGGAGGGAGCAGAACCTCGGCATATGCCTCTTCCCGTGCCACGGGTCTTTCGGGACGAACTGCTTTCCACAACGTTCGCATGTCCGCGTGATATACAGTTCTGGCGTCCTTGGCCGCCACCCACGATTGCGGAGTGAGGAATCGGTGGTCATTCGTACAAGAGATATTACCGCCCTTTCCACCGATCAACAAGGTTTTCTGTCTCTCGATTTTTCGAGTTGCGAGAACGCGGCGCCACCGGCCGAGATGCGTGAAAACAAGGTGCCCGACTTCCACGGTTTCGATGGGAATCCATCCTTTTTCTGTCAGAACTCTTTGCCCGGCGGAAATGCAATTCCCGCCCTTTCCGATGGCCGTACCGCTCATCGAGGTCGCGATCATGTGCCCGCGCGCGCTGTTTTCGAACTCGGTCTTGACGTTCTGGTCGCCCATTAGGTGAAAGCGGTCGTCCCACGCGTACTGATACCAAGGCGACTGAATCAGGCGGCGGCGGTCCACGGAGTGCTTCGTCGAGAGAGACTGGGAGTAGCTCGTCGCGAGGAACCTCTCCTCGGGCTTCCGAATCCACGTCCAGGTCGGAAAGCAGATCGAGACGAGCGTGGACTTCGTATTGCGCGGCGGGATGTTGATGATGAGCCGCTTAATCTGCCGGAGGTGGCACGCGGTCAGGTACTCGCAGATCAGCCCTTGGTGCCAGTTCGGCTTGAGGTCGGTTCCGGGCTCCAGGACCTCCCAGGCCGCGCGGAAGAAGTCGTAGAGGTTCTCCTCCGCGAGCCGGTAGTCGAGCCCCTCGGCCTCACGCAGCTTCGTCGCCAGGACCGCCTTCGTCATCCGAGTGCCTCTTGAGGATCGTTGCGAGCCGGGAGCGCACCTCCTCGGTCGGCAGGTCCTCGTACCGGATCGGACCGCCGCCCGCGCCCGCGTGCTCGAACTGCTGCGGCACCTTCCCGATGGCCCGGTCGAGGATCAGCCCGAGCGACGCCGTGTCGCCCTTGACCGCCTTGCGCATCGCCGCGAGGACCATGTGCTGCCAGGCGTTCGTCGATGGCGCGGCCGTGATCGCGTTGAGCTGCTTCACCGTCAGGTATCCGAACTCGCTGAGGATGCGCGTGAACTCGTCCCGGTTCATGAGCCGCGCGAGCTTCACGTCCTCCGGCGTCCTCGGCTTACCGGGTCCGCCCGGATGCCCAGGTTTGAAGTCCCGGCCCCCTGTCTTTTTTCCCTTCGCCATCGCCTTTCTATCGCATTTTTCTACAGCCTCCCTATAGGTGAGAACTTGTCCTTGATCTTGGAAATGTCGCCCTTGTACGCCACGATAATTTTCTGCTCACGCTTCGGGAATTTCCTCATGTTCAGAGTTTTTTTCGCATGAGCAAGACGCGTGAACTCAGCTTCAAGATAGACGATCTTGTTATAGACTGAAAGGCCGCTCTCTTTGAAAAACAATTCAGTTTCCGACTCTGAGCAATGGAACGCGCCCTTGCTGTTTCTACTGTCTCCCGTCATGACGACGAAGAACGAATTGTCGTTGAGATGCGCGATTGCCCGCCTGTAGCCAGAGAATAAGGCCTCTCGGAATTCGTCGTAGGTGCTGAGTGAGTTAATCTCGCCCTCGGGAGCCTTTCCGTCGTAGTCCACATATCGTTCGACCCGGTAATACGGCGGACACGTGAACACTAGATCGAACATCCCTTCCGGTTCATAGGTCGCGCTGTCGCTCTGGACCCACTGCACCCCTGAGAACTCCTTGCACAACACATTGTTCGCGTCGCACTGGTTCTTCCGCAGTTCGCTTGCTACGTACTCGTATCCGTAGATCCCCGACACGAATCCAAACTGAACACCACCCCCGAACGGATTATAGATCCGCGTCCCTTCTTTCGGCATGAAAAATCTCAAGATCACTTCGCACGCAGTCGGGTCGAGCACTGAAGCATTCCCGTTATGAGAGTGCCCGGTCACCACGTTTGCGAAGCCGTTTTCTCCCTGCCAGCATCCCTCACGAGTCGCGAACGTCGGGTTCGGGATGGCGTTCTTTTCACCGGCCTCAGCTATCTGTCTGTTCCATTCTTTTTTGATCTTGAGCCACTCAGCCTTCACGGAATCCCATACGTTCGTCATCGTGATGTGAGCTAGAAGTTTCATGCGAACAGTCGATAGATCACCATGAACCATGTAACAAAATCCGCTCATCGCGAGGTATGTCTTAAATCCGAGGCTCTCGTACAGCTTCGGCGTCTCAAACTTACTCTTAGGATTCGTCGTCATGATCGCCGGATAGCCGCTCGTGTTCTGCTCGATAACCTTCAGCACCATCTCTTTATAAAGATCGTCGGTATATAGTTCCGGTTTGATGACCGACTGAAGAAGGCAGAACTCCTTACAAACGTGATTGTTCTGGAACGTCATGAACCCGGAGAACTTCCCGTTCAGCAGGAGGATGATCGCGGAGTGAATCTGCATATTCTTCCTGGCCGCTCGGTGGGCAATGCCGTCCTCAATTGCGAGTTTTGAAACGTCCGCTTCGTATCCAGAACCGATTACGCTTTGGACGTGAAGAAACTCGATTACTTCATTGAAAAGTTTCGGTTGATTCAGTTCCATTTCAGAGGTCTCCTTTTCTTTTGTGTCTGGAAGCGGCCCGACGTCAGCCCCACATTGATCCGGACAGGATCTGCATCCCCCAAGATGAATGGAGTCTCGATGCAGCGACACCAACTTTCCTCCGCCGATTGAATCTGCTCTTTTGATAGCCGCTATCTCTCCGCTCAGAAGCCTCGGGTTGTCGGTGCTGATTCTCAGCGGATTGTCGATAGTGGGTTCAAGGGACAAGAGGTAGTCCTGCTTTTCCTTGCATCTCCTTGACCATTCAGACGTCCCGTAATCGCACGTGACGACTCTACAGACGCTTTTGATGCCAGCGGCTCGCAACCTGTCCAGTTCCCCCACCCGATGCGCAATCTCTTCGTCTGTATCCAGGCCGCTTACTGATGTATTCATCACAGCCGAGAGCCACACAAGGTCGCTGATGTGCTTTTCGGAAAGCGTGCGCCAGTGTTTCGTGATGATCACTGGAACTTTCTTCGTCCACCGAAGCTCTCTGAGAATCGCAATCGTGTGCGTCCAGTCGTAAGACGGGTCGCCAAACGTTCCGACCCGATACCACTGCGCCGGGTATTTCATCATGGCTCGAATGATCGTCGAGCGATGGTCGATCCCTGTCCATTGCCGACAAATGCTTTTTGTAAAATCTCGTCCGTATCGCGCGGCCGTCCGTGCAGCGTAGCACTCGCCGTAGCAGCCTCCGTCTGGGTACGCTTGCATTCCGAGAGTACAGCCCTTAATCGTGTCAACGTCTAAGACGCCTTTCCGATTCACTGTTGCAGTCAGGAAAGGACGATATGTCGTCCGATCCCACGGGGGGATCTCCTCTCCTAGCAGACGGAGTTGTGTTGCGCCCGACATAAATTCACCGACTGATCGGCTCCCTTCAATTCCTTTTCTACCAAGGCCCGTGGATAATCACAAGAAAGAAAATCAGCGCCCCCGTGCTGCGCGTTTCAGTAACGAGAGCTGATACGTATGCCGTTCCGGGTAAATCTCAACGACACTCCCAACGCCAAGCTTTTCAGGGTTCGGAAGAGTTTTCCGATAACCGATAGCAAGCCAGTTCTCGTCACATTCAACCCATCTCATTTTTTTCCGAGTCCCGCGTTTACGCTGGTCTTGTCGGAAAAACCGTTGGTCACATTTAGGCTCCACGCGCCCTCCAATCCGCCGCCGTCGGGTACGCCAGATTCCCCCACCGCGCGAAGAACTCGTAAAACGCCTTCGGATAAACGCAGGCGATTCCTTGCCGAGTGTAGAAGTGCCGGAATTGCTCGACTCGATGTTTCTCCGCGTCGGCTTTCCTCGGGCACTCTTTCGCCATCAACGAATACCCGTCCCCGTTCTCGGACTTCACCACGGCTTCGCCAACTCTTTCCACTTCTTCGCCCGTGCCTTCTTTCGGTACGCCCGCATCCACTCCCGGTTCCCTTCCCGGTGACACTCCACGCAGAAGTAGTTCCCCTGAGAATTGAGTTTCATCTGGTGCGCCTCGTCCTTCTGGCATTTTCGCATCTCCTCCGTCATGTTTTGAAGTCGTCAGAATTCACGCATCGGCCCCAGTGCGTCTCGAAAACCTCTACTCCGTCCGGAGCTTGTTCCGATCCTTCGATCTCAAAGATCGCCTTCTTCCCTCGCTTTGTCACCGCCCAGCCGACTTCAGCCCCGCACGTCTTTCCGCGACACGTCGTCTTTCTCCCATCCCAAACCGCATCGAAGGTTGATTTACTGCCCCGAATCCGAACCGGGATCTCCTCTTTTTCTTGGGTCACCATTCGAGCCACCGGTGCAAAGAGGGAATCAGCCACCCGTATGTCGAGGTGCTGAGAACCCAGCGAATGTACGAATGCCCGTATCCCGACCCATTCCGATACGCCTTGAACTCCCACCGATACCGAAACGGATTGAAGCCGACAGGAAGAAAGAGGATGTACAGAACAAACCACGGAAGCCAGAGCCAGCAAACCTGTTGCTTCGCGTGAATTAGTTCGTGGTCGAGCCGCGATCCCTCCAGAGGTTCATCGAGATAGAAGAGGAACGGCCAGACTGTCACGTCGGTCTGTTGGTAGCTCCACGGCCATGGTTTTTTGACTTGAATCAGAGTCATCGTCCGCTCCTAAGAATATCCAACGCGGCCTCATCAAGGGAAATTATCTCCCCGCGAAGCCATCCGAACTTTCGATCACACCACGCCTTGAACCAAAACGCGAAAGATCGCCAAGAGCAGGGGACTCGACAGATCATTCGACCCCCGATATCAACATGAGTGGCATCTTCTTCGTCTCGTAAACCTTCTCGATCTGCGGGGCAAGCCACTTCCCCACGGTCTGCCCGTTCTGAAATCCAACCATGATCCGATTCCCGTCCCATCCGTAAGCGAATTGCCCGGCTCCGTATCGGATAAACGTTTTCTCGATCTCAGCCTTACTGCGATCGACTGGGACCGAAGTATTTTCAGCGTAACTCATCTCAGATGTTCCGCCTCGTCAGTGACGTAATCCATCAACTTCTCACTTGGCTGAAAATACGTCCCCGTCCATAAATCCCACGAAAGACAGACCACCACTCGGCCCCCGGAAATCCAGATCGGCACTCTTTCCCATTGCCAGACGCAGTTTGTAAAATAGAGTTTCTCATTGATTCCCATCTTGCGAAGTACTTGAGTTATACGAAGTACCTGCAATAGGCCCCAACTTTCGTTCGCTTCGGTCAGAAAATTCTTGGGCGGAGGCAACTGCACGTTCCAAGCGAATTCAAAGGCATGGATGATTCGCGTAACTGAGGCTTCTCGAATCTGGTTCTGTATTTCCTCACTAGGGTCTCTCGGGATGCGTTCACTCCCCACAAGCCAAGGTATAATCGCAAGAAGAATTAGGCCGATCAAGACTCCGATCCGGGCAGAGTTCACTGAGGCACCAACAAACGGAATTCCTGAAAAAGCGCACTATTGGTTGCCCCTTCGATTTTTCGATCAGCGCCGATAGGAAGGGGTCGGTTTCCGGTATTCATCGGTTCCAGTTTAGCCCACGGGCCTTCACAGAAGGCGACCATCTTCCAAAGCGATCCGTCGTTTCGAATAAAATAACATCCGAGATTTTCGGCTTTAATAATACTCACGGGCAAATCTCATTCGGTCCCAAAGGTACGTGATGAAATTTCATCAGATGCTCGACGACTTTCCGGTTTCGTTTCGTGTATCGGACGGGACAACCACACCCGTATTCCCCGAACGCAGCTTTTCTCGTACCGCAATCGGGGCACTTCGGACTCTTCGCAAATACCCGTTCTTGGTTAAAAACTTCACGAAGCATTTTGGTCGCCCTCATGCTTTCCGTCCTTTCTTATTTTTCCGCCACCACGTCCTCCGCTGGTGACGATTCATCCCCCGAAGAAGTTTTGCCTCCTCGGCGGAGAGTTTTTTCCAATGTCCAGACGACTTCTGCTTCTTCGTCAGGTTTTCTTCTTCTTTGGTCTCGCCCGTTTTTGGGTTCATGGCGTGGGTTCCTCCTTCTCGTCGAGTTGGGCGCGGATCTCATTTGCGATCTTCCTAGCAGTACGATCTGTGTCCGAGTATTGGGTCTCAAGATTGTAATTATCCGCGATAGTCCAATCCTTCTCGATCTGCTCCCGGCGGACAACGGACAGCGCAGCTAAAATATCTCGCCCAAGGGTACGTTCCCCCTTTTCGTATCGGTCCAGAATCTCCTTCGCTCTCTGTTCGTCGGTCATTTCAGCATCTCCTCGATCTCGGCCAAGCCGTCGGCAGCAAGTTTTCTCATCTCAAATCGTCCCAATGATTGTGTTTGTCCGATCCCAGTCGTTTCAATCCCACGGTCAATTATGCCAAGGATCTCCACAGCCATCTTCAGCGCGGTGAGGGCCTGGGGCAGATTATACGTAAGCAACGAAATCGCAGCCGGATCTGTTATGGGCATGAACATTTGTCGTTTCTTCTCCGTCTCCTCGATCCAGTTCTCAATCGCGTCGGTCATTTGATCCCCCGTTCTAAGTCTCGTGCTGTCATAATCCCGTGGGTCCAAAGAAATGCCTGTCGTGCCCCAACATAATCCTTCGGATAGAGTCGATAGATCTCTGGCAGGACAAAAGCCAAAATAGGTATCGAGCCGTCGTCTAGTCCGAGACTGCGAGCCAAGTCTATCCAGATCTTTGGGTATTTCTTTGTAATCGCGTCGGTCATCTCGCCTCCAGGCGTCGTAACAGCGTTGCCTTCAATGTCCAGATCCGCATCGCGGCAAGCCGGTACAGGTGCTCGACCTCATTGGCGTCCAATGGCTTCGCGCCTTTGATGATTCCCGGCCGCCGGATCACGGTCACGACTTGGTCGTCAACGCACAGAATCCCGGCGGGCGCCGGAATCAACGGCAGCGCGGGTTCCAGAATCCGTTTCGGCACAGCAAACCATAGTGCCCGGATTCGATTCCGGTTGTCGATGTGGTTATGCCGTTTCCTGGCGTCTGCGCGGAGATCCGCGATTGAGGTCTTGAGTTCAATCTCTTGCAGATACCCTGACGCCGAGACCACGGCGAGGTCGAGTTCGTGCCCGAACCCCAAACCCCAAGATAGATTCGGGACCACCAGGTTCCGACGGGGCTCGAAATACTCTGCGACCCTGTATTCCAGGTTTAGAAATTCGGCGGCGTCCGCTTTCGTCATCTCCTCGCCTCCGTCACTTGCAACCAATGTTCGGGCTGAAAAACTCCTCGTCCTCCAGAGCCATCTCCCGAATGGCGTCCTGTTCCGCCCCACACTCTGGGCACTGATCTCCGTTTTCTTCGTACTCCTTCCAGGAAATCCATTGACCACACGCGCATTTCACTTCGTTCTGTTTTCGCATTTTTATCTCGCCTCCGTCATGTGGGTTGGCCGCTCACGAACACGTCTCCATCATGATTCCCCCGTAGTCGAATCGCTCACGTGCGGCATCCCAATCGCCAAAACATTCGTGACTCGCTTGGTGTGTCAGTTCGTGGGCGATCATCTGACACAGGTCGCCGTCATCCCGTAGCACGATCACGCCCCACCGATTGCAGGACCATACGTCGGATCTCCGGCACGCCAGCGCCACCGCCTCCTGCGATCCGATCCAGAACGACGCTCTTTCGAGCCAGTCTTCCGGAGGGCGGCAAGTTCCGTTGATCGCTCTTTCGAGCCGAGTTGCAACCTCATGCGCCTGTTCGAGATCCACCGCTCGAAAGGATGACTGAAACACGCTTTCGCCCGGCCAGCCGCAGCCTGAAAGAATGAATCCAAAAAGGACGGCCCTCCACATTCGCTTCCTCCTCCGTTCAGATCCGGCATTCGTCATCCTCCTCTTCCCTCATACATTCGACGTAGATGCACTCGGGACAGGAGATCTTCCCGTCAACGCCGATCTCCAGGTGGCAGTTGCAGAACGGGCACACGCCCGGACATTCGACGTATTGGCATTTCACGGGGAGATTCGGACACGGCCAGTTCATAATTGTTCTCCTTTGGGTAAAGGTATTCTGTCTCTCCGACGAACAGGAGGACTTCCTCTTTTGTCGATGGATGAATGGTAATTTTTATGTGAGGAAGTAACCCCCGCTCGACGAGCTGCTGCCTTGGAAATCTCAGGGGCCACAGTCGCGCCGCGGAGTCGTTCTCGATGATCCTTCCTTTCATCCAATCGATCGGCCACTTCAGCCACGCAACCAGATTGTCGAAATCCCTTCTGCGTTTGGGGACGAAAAAACGAACGTCGATCAGTGCATACGGGAACGGAACCGGGAACGCCCTAGCCATCCGGAGCGTGGCAACGTTGAGCGCTAATACATCCCCGGCCCACCGATTGAAGGATTGAATCCCCCGGCGCTTCGATCCGGACTTCTCCCATCGACTGTGCCCTCGACGATTCCCTCGGTCGGGAGGGAGAGGAAAATAAAGAGTGAGAGCGGGCGCGTTCATGTTTCTAGCCAATCGGTATCACTGCCCCGCTTGATTTCTCGTCGGCGTAGAGGGGATCGGACCGCCGCGACTTTTTAGGTGGTTCATCTTGACCCGGAAAGCGGGGTAAACATCCAGTTGCGGCTCATCGATCCACACGACGTCGCGAAGTTTCCCGTCCTTGTCCAGCTTCGCCGGGCGTACGCCGATTGTCGCGCAACCGTTCATCCATTCCGTCCGCCCGATAGCGACCCCTTGAAACCCGGTCACTTTGTCCTTCACATTACTTCCCAGTTTAATCATGTTCAGTTCCTTTCAGGTTAAAATGACCACAGGCATTTTTCTATGCAATCTCCATCTGCCGGTCCTCGTCCGTTAGCGGACGTTCCTCGACAACCTCGCCCTTGTAGAGATACCGCACCGTTTTCATCGCCTTGTCGTAGTCGATCTTACACTCGACTTCTTTCTCGATCTGGCCCGTCCTCAAAGCACCCAAAACGATGTGCAGTTCGTTTTGGAGAGCTTCGATCTTTCCCTTCCAGTCCTTCCGGAGATGCTCGAACGCCACGACCGTATCATCGAGCTTCGCGTTCAACTCTCCCGCGACTTTCCCGTACTGAATCTTCTCCTCTTCTGCCAAATTGATCATTACGTTTCGTCGAATCGTTTTCATAAGTCTCCTTTCAGTTTTTTTCGCTCTTACCTTCCGAGTATCCATCAGCGGAGTGAGCCGCGTTATCAGGATCATTTGGAGGGCCACATCCCAGATCCCTTGGCGGGACATCCGCGTCCCTCTCCCCGGCTCTTAGTTCTGGATACCCGGAAGCTGAAAGCGAAAGAGATTGCTTCCACGCTTCATCCCGGCGTTTCTGGTAACGACGAATAGATCGCTTCAAAGATAACTGCGACCGATAGAGTTTCCGGTCCCTCATGGTCTGAAGTGCTCCAGGTCTTCTTTCATCGTTGTTCCTTTCCAAAGTCGAGAAGGCTTCTCTGTCCCGGCACTCCGGGCTCAACCCAAACAATCGCGTTTCGTCCTGAGCGTGTTTTTCTCCTCCCCGCAGACGGTTCGAGAATCCCCCGCTCCGAGAGATGCCGGATCTGCGCGCTAACCGTCTGGTGTTTCATCAAAGTCATCAATTCAATCTCGTCCGAAGTCAGTCCCTTGAACCGCCGAATCAGCTCGACGATCTTCGCGTCGACCTTCCCGAGAAACGGATGGATTGACTTCCACGCTTCCAAACTGGTTTCCCTTCTCACTTCCATCCTTTCTCCCGAATGAATCGGACGAGGAACCACGTCGCCTCGCGCCAAAGGTTAATCCCTCGGGTTTCCTCGAACGAGCGGTTACGTCCCTGACATTCTCGGTGATGGAATACGCATATCGGAATCGCCTCATAATCGCTTGCGCCCGCCCCGACCGTCCGGAGATGATGCGGAGTCGCTTCGCGTCGGCACCCTATGATCACGCATGGCAGCGTCCGGATGAAATCGAGATACTCCTCGCTCTCCAACCGTTTCTCTTTCGGGTCCGGGAAAAAGGTCATCACATTCTCCGGTTCATCGTCTCCGTATAAAACTCAACGCCAGGGACGTTTCCCTTTTCCCGCATTGCCGTCGCATACTTTTGGAGCCGTACAAGATCCACGATCAGAAACTCGCGCGGGATCTTCGCGGCATCGATAACTCTCGCGTGCCACAACGTCACGGGTATAAACTTCGCCCCGCTTTGAGTCATCGTTTTCTGCGGGGCCGATACCGGAGCCGCGGCGATTGCGACGGCCGAGGCTTCTTGTTGAGCCGCCTCCGCGAACTTTCGCTCGTCCCCGGTTTCTACCGCCTCTGACGCGTTCCGGTCCGCCTCCGTTTTGATCCGCGCCGCCTCCGCTTCTTGCGCAGCTTTCTTCTCAGCCTCTTCACGCCGCCGTTTCTTTTCGACGTATACCCCGAGCTTCGCATTCAACGCGTCGTAAGCATCCTGGAGCGGTTTCAGTACAGGGTTCGCTAGTTCATCCGTCGCCTTAATCGCCGAACGCAGCGGCCGGACGATGGAGTCTCGGTCCGCTTTCAGTTTCTCCTTCTGTCGATAGAGCAGGTCCATCCGCTCGCCGCAGATTTTCTGCGACGAATCGTCATATACCTCCATCGCAACCCACGATTGAATGTGCTCCGAGACGAGAAGCGCGGGATCGATCTTCCGAACTTCCACCATTTCGAGTTGTTCGGTCATGGAATCACCCTTCTTCTCCCGGCTCTCGGCGCTTCTTGAACCCCAGATCCTCCGGGCTGTTCGGTTTTGCCTCGCCTTTCTCTTTCTTCGGAGGCGGGAGTATTTGATCGAGTTGCTCGGGTGTGATTGGTTCCCCCCTAGAAGGGGATGGGCCGCCTATCGCCCCGGCCGGGTTCCTCGGCATCTCCTGCACATCACGGGCTGTCTCCCCCGGTCCGCCCTTCTGAGCTTCCGCGGCTTTCGCCGCAACTTTTTCCGCTAACGTCGCATCCTTCGGTTCCGCTGTCTCCAGTAACGGGAACAAATCCTCCGGGTCCATCCCGTCTTTGAGGCTGGTAATGAATCCGATGACGGATTCCATATCGGCGACGGTGATCTCGTCCATGCTCAACCGTTCCAGACGCGCGAGAAGCCGCTCTTTCGATACCCCGTATTTCGCTAGCCACTTCAGCGCGTTTTCTTTTTTCGACTGGAGAGACTGCGCATTTCCCACCGCGAGAGTTTTCGCCGCGTCGTATACCTTATCCGTAAACGTAATCGGCAAAACCCCGAGAACGCAGTTCCTCAGTCCAATAGAACCCGCCGCCATTCCCGTAGTCTGGATCATGTCCTCGGAATACCGGACCCCTCGACGGTTCGTAATCCTCCGCCGAAGCGTTTGAGCCAGCGCGACATTTTTCTCCAGATCCCACGCGAAGCCGCGCGCGATAATAAATCGCCGGTCTTCGCTTTCGCCGATGACGTCGGAGGCGATTCGCATATTTCCCCACGCGTTCGCGCAGATTTTGGCGAGACCGACCGACTTCCCGGTGATGTTAATCGGCTTCCCCTCATCATTCTTTCGGGGCACCGCGTACATACAGCTCGCCGCCACATCTTCGTCGATGGTCGCCATCGAGAGAGCTTCGTCGAGTGACCGTTTGATATTCCGGGGATACTGCTTCGCGGTCGTGATCTGAACGTCTACGGTTCCGCGATCGAACTTCTCGATCTCCGCAAGACTTACGGGCATGACTTCGGCCTCGATGATCTCGGGTTCTTTTTTCTTCTCGTCCATGTTTCACCCTTTGGGTTTGGAAAGGCGCAGGGATCGGAACCCCGGATGAGCCGGGACGGTATACGCCAATCTCGGTTTACTGAGGTAGTAGGTCACGATGCCCAATGCACACGAACCGGCCTCAGCATCGCCCAAAGCACGGAGCAGACGGAGTATCGTGTCTTCTTTATGTTCCTCTGCCGCTTTGAGCGTTTCCTTCGCGCCTATCCAGTTCGTTACCAGATCGTCCGCGAGGGAAATGATTTTATTCGGAACCCGACGCAGCTTCTTCACCGTTGAAAGCGAAGGAACCGCGTCGGGTGGGGGGGAATCTTTCAATACGTATTCGTGCCAGAAGTTCAACATCACGTCCGTCATGTCGCGGATCAACTCGTCATTGCGCTCGGAAAAATACGCGCGCAATCCGACGCCCCCAAGAAGCACCGGGACATGTACAATACCGAGCGACGGCACTACCGCCATCTGGTGCTGGCACTGGAGCGCGACTCTCTCAGGGATCTCTTCCGTCCCTTCCTCGCCCCACTGATCTGAAACGTAAAGGGAAGTTACGGCGTGTGTTTTCGCCTCGCAGGCTTGACTTACATCTCCCTCGACAAACGCATCGAAGTTCGCCGCCATGATCCCGTTCGCGTGTTGACGACGGTTGCGATCGTTCTCATCATTCAAAATCAATTTCAGCCCGCGTTTATTCGCGAACCATTTCAGAACGGCCTCTTCGCACCAGTTGCCGACGTCGATGGCATCGTTGTTCGGATCGAGACCGGTCGCTTCGATGCGCCCGGTTTTATCCGCCCAGACGTCGAACGGGGTGCGGTAGGGGTCTAATCCCAATACTGCGGCGGCATCAGACGATCCGATGAATTTTTTCCGTATTTCGATTTGTTTCGCGCTGATTGGCATGGCGGTCTCCCTTCAAAGACGCTTATAACCCCTTCGTGGATAATTGTAAATAAAAAGAATTCCGGTATTTTCGGGGTAGCAGACGTGGGTCTGTCCGGGGTGGCACCCGGAATCAGAAGCGTCTCCTTTCACGCCGCGCGGTCGAAAGGTCGCGCGGCGGTTTTCTTTTCGCCTCATCGGGACCTCCGTAACGCTTCGCCGAGGGGAGTGAGCCCGCCGAAATTCTCAGCCGCATTCTTGAACCGCTCCTTTTCCTCGGAGAACATCCGACTCCCAACGATCTCCGCCGCAAGCGCCCAAATACGTTTGATCGGCGTAGTTGTTCGCTCAATCCACGTCAAGTCACCTCCGACAAAAGCTAATACGCCGCGCAGGTAAACGCGCGGATCTTTTCCCCCCTCCGTCATCATCACGATTATCTGCTCATCGGTCAGAACTTTTGGATTCCAATTCAGTCGCGGATCGCCTTGGATATCCGGAGGCGTATTCATCGAAACTAAATCCCCGAAAACCTTCGGCGTCGGGAAGCGCTCTAGCATCCGCGCCCCCTCTCGCGCCGCATGTGTTACTACAGAGATCGGCTTTTCGCCGAAGAATTCATATAACGCCGAAATTCTTTTTTCCTGCGCCGGGCAAGGTAAAGCGTTTGAAAGAATCGTGAGCGCATCCACAAACTCGGTTTTATTCATACCTCTCCCCTCAAGAATTTTTTGAGTGGGTCCTTCTCCTCGTGAGTTGGAATCTCTCCGACCTCGTCATTAAACCTCCGATCCCTCAACCAACGGTGCGCATCAGGGAATTCCGCGACGAAAACCTTTATCGCCTTGCAAGCATCGTAATGCCCTACCTGGTAGGGTATCGCGGTTACGGCCTTATCCTTTTCCTCCGAAGTAAGTTTGTCCCACTCCTCGCGTGCCTTTTTCCGGCCAGCTTTCTTCCCGTTCCGTCGGGGATAGAGGGGCCAGAATCTCATCGCAAAATCAGACTCTTCTCTTTGATCTCTTCTCTCTGAACTCTTATCTCTTATCTCTGAACTCTTATCTTTAACCTTGGAGTAAGGTTGCGCCAAGGTTCGGGCAACCTTGGAAGAGGATAGATCGGAAAGAGGGAAAAGCGAATTATTTCGGGAAGGTAGAGCGGATGGTTTTTCATGCGTATATGGTTTCCCGAAACGAGCCCAGGAAGTGATCTCGATGACTCGTTGCCCGTCAGATTCGTACCGCACGACGTGACCGGCTTCCGCGAGCGAAGCTAGGGCTAACTCAGAGTCAAGGTTATCGTAGGGTAGGATCAGGGCCTTAAGTTTCGCGGGGCGGTCTTCAATCCGGCCTTCGCGGTCAGCCGCTAACCAAAGTCCCATGAAGAACAACCGAAAAAGAGGATCGAGACGCGGCAGCTCCTCATTTGCGAAAAAGTCCGGCTGCAAGAGCCGGGGCATCATCCGCATCGCGTTCCCTTCATCACGCGCCCGTCCGCTTCCCCGCCAGCTTGCTCAGGAGACGGGGAACGGCGGACGCCAGCCTTGCCCCTGGGGGGCTCGGCAATTACAAGTTGATGATGACGACAAGCAAGCTAAAACAATCAAAAACCGCTTCCCCGAGAAAGTAAACTTTTTTGTTCCCGCGTGGCGGGCCTTACTTCCGCGCGGGGTTTAGCCCGATAGTCTCCGCCTCGATCTGCGCGAGCGCCGCTGAGGTAAGAACCAACTTCTTAATTTTGTATATACCGTATGTCTCCGGAAATCGGATCACGATTCCTTCGGGAGCTACTCGCGCTGAAGATATTCGAGCCCCCTTGCACTCAAAATACTTCTTCAGCATAGCCTCATGAACGGATCTCTTCCGCCCCCTCGTTTTCTTCTTCATCGCAACACCAACGCGAGAAGGAGGAAAACCCACAGGACGGAATTCCACATCCGAAGCCGCCGGATGATCGTTTGATTTGAGGTCGCGCAGTTCATGATCCGCCTCCTGGTTCCTGGTTCATGGTTGTTGGTTCGGGCCTTCCATGAGGGGGCCGGGGATCGCCTCGGCCCCCCGAGCGGGGTCCGAATTACGCCGCCCGCGAGATCTCCGCCCAGTCCGTCTTCGGCAGTTCCAGGATCTTGCCGCCGAGCCGCTCCAGATCGGTCGCCGCGTCGTAGTCCTCCACATCCGCGCTCGCCCGCGTCACCGCGTTCAGGAGCCCGTACCGGTTGAGGTCGCCCGCTTGGATCAGGTGCTTCAGGACGGCGTTCTTTACCCCGTCCGCCAAGCCGAACTTCCGCGCCGTCAGTTCGATGACCGCCGGGAGGTTGTCCGACTCGATCTTGTCCCCAGCCGCCACCGCGACCCGCTCCATCATCGCCTTGAACGCCTCGCGGTTGCACGATGCGCGTACCACGTCCCGGACCTTCAGCCAGAACGCCTTGTCGTCCTGTTTCCGCGTCTCGTTCGAGAACAGCTCGACCGCCGCGTCCAGTTCCGCCGCCGCGCTCCGTCCGATGTGGTACTTCCGCATCGACGAATCATCCATGACGCACAAGTTCGTGCACCACGTCGAGAAGAACCCCGCCGAGACCCGAAGCGTCGAGGCCCCCACCTCGCTGTTCTGGAGGATGACCGCCGCGACGTTCACGCGCCCCACGTTCCCGTGTCCCTGCCCGAGCACCATCCCGGTAGGCACCGCTTCGCTCAGCTCCGGGAAAATGGCCTTCAGGTGCAGCCGAGTCTCCGTGACCTCCGCCGAAACGATCGTCGCCTTCGCCTCGATCAGCGCCGGGAGCGACGCTTCCATCATGTCGGAGTTGTCCAACGGACGATAGCGATCCGAAAGGAGCGCGCGGACATTGCCGTCGAGCGTCCGTACCAGGCGTCGCTTCGCGGGCTCCTTCTTCATCCAGGTGTTCACGTTCTCCGTCAGCAGCGCGGGCGTCTCCTCGCGCATCCGGTCGTAGTACGCCTTCGGGATGCCGAGCGTCGACGCGATCTGCCCATGCGCGTGGTTGTTGATCCCGTAGACCCGCCGCCCGCCGTTCACGTCCATCGTGATGACTGGACGAGCCTTGCCCGGCTTCTCCTCATCGGCTCCGAGGTCCATCACAACCTTCTCCTGCGGCGCGACGAAATCCTTCCGCGTCTCGACCTGCCGCTCCAACTCCGCGGCCAACTCTTGTAATGACCTTCCTGTTTTCACTTGCGTCTCCTTTTCATTCTTCCCGCCCCGCCTCGCCCCTCGGGGTCCGGTCGGAAAGAGCTTCCGGGGAATCTGCCTTCGTCAGTCGCCGCGTAACGGCGAGAGCGGCCCGAAGGCCGGTTTCGGGCTAGAGTTGCTCGACCTCTTTCAATTCGCTCGTCCCAAATTGCCACCCGGTCGCGTCCAGCGCGTGCAACCAATCCTCCCGGCTTACCTCGTTCGGGAAAACCGCCCCGCTCGGGCCGCTGACCGCGAAACGTCCGGCCCCGAGATACCAGAGGGCGAACGTCCAATCGTCAGTCGTCTTTTTGCAGATCAGGCGCGGGAAATCGCACCGCGCTAGGATCGGTTGCGACGTGCATTCTGTCGTGTGTGTGATCATCAGAGCACCTCTTCCGCATCGTTCAGGGCGGCGGACGTGTAATACAAGGCGTCCCATCGAGCCATCGCCCGTTTCACATCTACCATGTGCTCAGCGACCCGCTTCGCCCGCGCCTCGATCCAGTCCATTCGCATCTGAGCGAACGAGATCCGGCTTGTGAGCGTCTGCATCGCATCAAGGGTATTGACCTGAGCAAGCCCCTCGGCTTCCTGGCTCAGTTTGTCCGCCTCTTCCGCCGCGCTCTTCAGCGCCATCTCGGCAGCCTCCAGACTCAGTCGCAAGCCCCGCTCTTGGATCTTTTTTTGTTCGGCATTCATGGTCGGTCCCCTTTCGTTTTCCGCTTCGTCCTCGTGGCCCCATGCCCGGCTGAACTCGCGGTTAATCATTATACTAACCCCTTTTTGACCCTTTTGTAACCTTTTTTGTCGTTCTGCTAAGTATTCGTAACTATTAAGCAATTATCCACGTTTGGGGACGCGCTAGGACTCCGTTTGCCGGGTCCGGAAAGCCCCCTATTCCCCCGGTCTAAAGGGGGGGGGAATGAACGCAGGGGCGGGCTACTCTTACGCGCAGGGCGAGGGATTCAGAGTCAGGCCGGGATTGCTGAGTTCCGAACCTGAAGAGGAATCGAGTCGTTGAATACCCGGCCGGACGAAGAGGTCACGTCGAACGAGATCAGGTAGTCCGATCCGTCCGTCCCGGCCTTGATCTTCGCGAGCGCGAGGAACAGGTAGTACGCATCCCCGGCCGCCGCAGCCGAAGCCGGGGCGTCGAAGACGAGAGTGTCGAACGCGTTCGTCGTTTTGGTGATCGCGCGGATCTTCGCCCGCCAGCCCTTCGTCGTGTTGAGGACGTACTGCCCGACCTCGACCCCGAGCGCCGCGAAGTCCTTGGCGGAGTCGGTAATCGAAGTCGGGCCTCCGGCAGTAGCGGTGCCTGAAATAGTATCAGCCGCGTTCGCGATGTTATCGAGCATCGAGGCCGACTGGTCCGTCCCGTTCGCGTCGTAGACGTGCACCGTCGCAGACGAGATCCGCTCCGCGCCCCGGAACACTCCCGAGTAGTCGAGGCCGAGCGAGAACTTGTCCGTCGTTTCTTTTTCTCGGATTTCGGTCAGCATTCCTTCCTCCATACGCGTGATAAAAACGCGCGCTTTACTTCATAGATCTTTACCACCGCCCATTTCATCGGCGGCCCCAAAAGCCACATCCCGTATCCGAACGTCGCCAACGGGCCGCGCCCATATCCCTGCGTCGCCATCACGCTCCGGCGCCTTTCGGAAGAGTGAAAATCAGCGGTGGCCTCGAAGAGGCAATGACCGGAGATGATCGGTCGACAGTCGATAACCGCTCTCGGATCGGAGCGTCGAGAATCAGTCGTCCGACGCGAAACGGGTAAGCAACTTTTTCAAACCGGGATTCCTCCCAGGAAGCCGGTTTGCGCCCGGGAGCGAGCGGGGATGGTTCAGGCGGCGGAGGATCGTAGTAGACCGAGAGCGTAATCTGGTCGATCTGAGCGCTCCCGACTTCCGGCGATGACTGATAGCCCAAGATAAGTTGAGCAAAAAGAATAAATCCAAAAGTGTGCGCGTTAATCTCTTCTGGCGTCCATGTCAGGCCCCAAAGATCCGTCGGGCCTCCGTAAGTCTCTACCGTATCCGTCCCGGGCCACGCGATATCCTTTTTCTTATTTTCTCCAACTCCGACCGCGAACTTCTGAAGCCGTACTCCGTTTGTGATCCCATCGCGGATCTCAGTTCCGAGACTGAGTAGCGTTGCGCGCCGTTCGACTTTTGCTTCGATGCCCCGGATAATCGCTCCGCTCGGAATCGCAAATCCCCAGTCCTGGCCGACGAGGTATTTGCTGAATATCGGAGGCGTATCCGTAAGGTTTGCCCTTGCTCTGCGGTTATCCGACATATGGGCGTAGTCCGGCACCGTCCAATCAATTCCTGCGCCTCCTCCATTCAGCCAATTCGGAGTCGTGTTCGGCCCGGCCTTCAAAGCGGAGAACCTCGGTGCACGATAGCGCCATCCGGGACAGCCGAGGCACTCACTGGGTTCCCGGATTTATCCGAGAGAGGAGCTTGCCAAGCTACTGTTATCCCGTCCTCTTCGTAGATCTTCACAACCCCCGCCGTAAAATCAATCGAGAGTCGATTCCCAAGGATTTTTTCCGCCTGGTGCGATGATACGAATTCAACGCTTTCCGTCATGCGGCGGCTCACCGATCCGTCTGACCAAAAAAACTCAAAGCTATAATATCCCTGCGCAAGTACGGGGACCGCGCTCGGCCAGGAGGCTCGATACATTCCGATTAACTCCGGGACCCCGGTGACTTCCGTGAGGAGCTGGTTTTTCGTAGTCCATCCGGATAGTTTGAAACTGTTGTCCGCCCAGTCGAGAAAATAATTGTCAATCCATCGGCGGACCGCGACGGTCGGGGATTGGCCGGTGACCGGAGCCCCATCTACGGCTACGAGCCGGAGTTCGACCTGGATCGTCGAGCCGATCTGCTCGCGCCTCAAAAGTCCTCCTCCGTCAGCCCGAGCGCAACGAAAAGCTGCGCCTGGATTAGCGAACTGAAAATCTGCTGCGGCCCCTTCGGCGTCTGCACCTCGTTCGCCTGGATGGCCTTCTTCACGGTCTCCAGCTCCTTCTTCGAGAGTTCGATCTCCGCGACGGACTCATCGCTGACTTTCAGCGCGGCAGCGAGTAGATTAAACGTCGCTTTCGGGGTCACGCGGTAAACGCTCAGCTCCGTAAGCAATCCCTCGCGGATCGTCAGGTCCTTCTCCCCGTCGCCTTTCAACGGTACGCGGGTCGCGGAGAGAATCGGCTTGTTCAGTTCGATTTTCATATGTCTCCTTTCTGTGATGCGTTCACAGGGGGCGGAGACCTCTGCCGCCAGACAGTCTTGACGGGTTCAGTCGCCTCCGGTCGCCCGGGACTGTACCGCCCCCTGAGAAAGCACCACTTCTCATTCGCCGGGTTTCCCGATCTCGGGATACAGGGCTTTCAGGAGCGCGCCGATGTCATCGATCATCTCCTTAAGCTTTACCAAGCGTTTCGTTATCTCGGCGGGAATCTCGTCTTTCGTCATTGCATTCTCCTTCTCGGTTATCAGGTTGCGTATCCCGGAATTTTAACTGTTCCGATCGCGGTTTGCATATAAATCCACTCCGAGGGGTCGCCAAGGGCCTTGCCATCGCCTCCGTAGTAGTCGGTGAACGTCGGCGGGGTACCAGCCAGCGTGGGGGCTGCGGCCGCGTCCACGATCTTCAGCACTCGCGTCCCATCCGACGCCGCCCCGAGTCCGATGCGCGCGAACTGAGGGGCCGCTGCGATTTTCACGTTCTGGTCAAACCAATCGTCTAGCGTCGGGTTCCCGGAGAGGGTAAGAACCCGGTCGGCATTGCCAACGTCGAGAGTCAGAATTCGGTTTGCCGCGATTCCCGTACATGTCGCCAAAATTCGGAGTTCATAGGCCGTAATAGAATCCTTGAGCCAGAGATCCTTGAACCCGAAAGATGCCTTGCCGAGACTCATCGCCCCCCGGACCGCGCTCCAGATTCCAACGGAGTCCACGGAGATCCGGTCCGTCGAGGCCGTCGCGACCGTAAAAACGTTCGTGGCGGACGGCCACCAGTAGACGGTCCCGAGCGCCGTCGTCGATGATCCGGCCCTCCATTTCCCGGTCGCCTGCGCATCCCCCGCGAACATCCCCGCAAAAGTTACTCCGCTGCCAGTTCCACCGTAGACACCGTAGGTGCGGGTAAACGTGCCGGTCGGTGGGACAAATTCCCCCCCATATCCCGCCGTCGCGACGGTCGGGGTGACGACCGCGAACCCCGTCATGCCGTAGCCGACGATTTTCGGAATCGTGCACGTCGCGGGGAGTCCGATCATCACTGATTTCAGGTTGTACAAATAGATGTTCGACTTCAGCGGAAACAGCATCGACGATAGATTCGAGGTGATAAAATTGATCGCGTGTCCGGAGATCACGGACGTCGCGGTGTTCTGCCGCGCGGCGAATGTCTCGAACAGGAAATCCCCGATCCCTCCGGCCCCGATCTCCGTCCAGTTCACGCCGTCCGTGCTCGTGAATCCCCATCCTGTCGCATATCCGCCCGAGGTCTCATCTGCCGCGATATATACGGTATCCGTCCACGACGAGGATGTGATGACGAGGGCGAGAACTCCAGCTCCGACGTATTTGTACGTCGAGAGGATAAACTCGATGACCTCTCCGGCAGGGTCAGTCGTCAACGCGGAGGCGTCGAATGTCCCGCTGCCGACGGGACCCCCGGTAGGTTTGTGCGTTACTCCGTCCGTGGCATACAGCGTGAGCGTGAGCGTGATCGGTCCTGAGCCTGTGCGGTACGCCTTGAAATCGAGATAGTGTAGCAACTCCGTCGCCGTGATCGTGATCGACTCGCAAGTCCGGGCGGTACCGATGACCTCATGCCAGGCGTCCTCGACCGTGTCTCCATACTCCCACGAGTCCCAGTGCTCCCGGCCCAAATTGTAATTGCCGTCGGTATATTGGAGACCTTGGTACAATTCCATCGTCTCCTCGCCCGCCGAGATCTGCGTCGGCCCGATGTCCTGGTCGAACGTTGGTTGCATATAAAGCGGGGACTGCAGCGAATAGGCGCCGATGCGGTTGTCATACTGCTCAGCGATGTCGCTCGCGTCCTCGGCGAGGGTTAGAAGATATTTCCGCGAGGGCCCACTGGTTCGCGCGGTCCCGCGTCCGACCATGATGTGTTCCGGGAGCAATGTGTGTCCGTGACCGGCGAGCGCATACGGGACAGTTCCGTTGACCGTATATTGTTTTCCCGCTCCGATATCTATCCCGCCCGAAAGTGCGAGATCGCCCGTCTTCGTAAGAGCTAAAATATCCAATCCGCCATGATCGACGGAAAAACGTACCGTGGATTTGCCGAGAACCGAGCGGTCCATTCCCCAGAAATGCCATTCCGTCGTATCGGCGACCGTCGCCTGCCGTGAGGCGTGGATGAGAAACTCGGCTAGCCCCGACCCCTCGTCTCCATTGATGTACCAGCCCGTATAGATGTCCCCGTCCCAATCCCCCGAGGAATCCGTCCGTTCTCCAATCCATTCCATTGATACGGAGCCTCCGGCGAAGGAAGCTACGTTGAGGTCGATAAACGCCTTCTGGTGGTATGCGCCAACGTGGCCTACGAAACCGTCCCCAATTTCCAGGAGATAACGCGACTCTTTTCCGTCCGGGACTTTGATGAAATCGCGGATGTGTTTTTCGGCGGCGTTCCCGTACCAACTTCGCTGAAGAACATTTACGCCAAGAGAATCGAGATGATTGAGGACGCTGGCCGTGGACCCTTTCAGATCCAGAACGCTATTCAACTGCGCGAGTCCGATGAGAGATCCATACCCGAATTGGTATCCGCCCGAGGCGCTTTTCAGAATTAGATCACCGCGCGATCCGACAATCGCCTCGTTCGTTCCGGAGCGGATGAGCTGGAGCGTATCGCCATCGGGCGAGGTGAGACGGTCGACCTGCGAGACCGTGAACGGCCGCTGGATTACGGCGCTCACGGCGCCTTCAGAAGCCCGGCGTCAATGCAGTCGTCGATGAGATCGATCTTGTCGAGCCAAGCCTTTTGTCCAACGATCAGGAAATCCTCCAGTTTTCCTCCGGGCGGGAGCTTGCAGGTAAACCCATCCTCTTTGGACTCCTCCGAAATAATGACGGCGGCAACGCAGGACAGTTCCTCTGGGAAGTAGACCCGCTCTTCAGGCGGGGTCGACAGGAGTTTTATGCAACCCGCGCTCGCGCAAAAGTTCACGAAGAAGAACAGCGCGACCGCGGCCCAGCCGAGTCGTCGTGTCTCCATCTCTCGCGAGCAATGCTTCGGCGCGTTCCACCGACCGCTTTTGCCGCTCCCGGATTCTCTTCTTCGCCTGCTCAAGTTGCGTCTGCCGGGCCTTCCACCACTCCCAAAGAATCTGGAGTAGGAGAAGGACGATCCCGGCGATCTCCTTCATTTATTTTTTGATCGCGTCGATGATCTTCTGCAACTTTCCGCCGAGCCCGAGAACGGCCATCCCGGCGATAGCCGCCGTGGCCGCCTGTTCGATCGTTAACGATCCGGCCACATCTGGCTCTGTGATGAAATGCAGAGCTAAACCGCACGCTGCCCCAGCGATCATCAAACTTCCCGCGATCTTTGTTTTCCATCCGTCCATTGTGTTCTCCTCTCTTAGGTCCAATGCCTGGGTTGTTCCGGCCAACTCAACCACGCCGGAGTCAATTGAAAATGAAAGTGCGGACCCGTCCCGTGGTCGAGTAGTGGAATCGTCTCCATCATCGGCCGCTGCGGATCATATTGATACGCAGCATTGATCGTTCGGCGGAGTCTCTCGCTCCCTACGAGTCCCCCGCGCGAGAGGAGCCGACAGTCCACAAAACGATGGTACTTTTCAAGGGCGCGATGGGTGAGACCGGGATGGTTGGGATCGTAGATCGCGGTGATAACAAGATCGTCGCCGTACCATTCATAAGCCAGGAACGACGCCAGGCCCAAAATCTTCCCCAACTCCGGATGAACGGCCGACATCTGCGGCGCCGTTATATCGACGTTCTTGTGGTCGATCATCTAACGCCTCCGTTCCATTCCATCGACTCTGCGAGAGAGCGAATCGAGCCGCTCCTCAGTGCGGGCGTTCTGGGTGCAGTGGGCGTTCCAGGTCTCATCGAACTTTTCCAGACGTGATTCAAGTCGTTCGAGAGATATTTTTGTAACTCGGATAGTCTCGTCGAGAACAATTCGGTCTGCCACCACACGAAAACCCACAGCAAGGCTAGAAATAAGTGTGGCAACCAGTGATAGATCGCGGAGTTTGGGCTTCCAGGTTTTAATCGGCTCCACGCTTCCCCCCATCCTCCCCAATTATAGAACCTCCGGGCTAAGAAGAACAACCGACATTTCAGAGTCACAAAAATTTGTGGCAGTTCCCTAATAGCCATAAAATGATTTCTCGCTCGCGTGAACCTGCGTGCGCTCTGCTTCGTTGAGAACCACTTTCCAAATATGCGGCCTTCCGAAGCCCTGGCCACCGCCAACGCGTTGGTCGACGGTCGAATGTTGTCCGAGGTATAGAGATCCTGCTCCGGGAGTCGTTGGGGTGGCCGTTGTATTCGAGAAGCGTTCTGTCGGCGTTGCCGACATCCCCCAATACATGCGGTAGTCGATGGCGGCTCCGGAGTTGTCCCAGGTCACTATGAAGTGGCTCCATGTGTTCTGAAGCATCCCGGCGGCCAAAGCGTTCCAAGTCCCCATGAGCGAGCCGCCGTAGTACCAAGGAAGGGATGAATTGTTCGTTCGGGTCCCAAAATAGGCGCGGAAATCCGAGACGGAGGAGCTGTACTGGAAGATCACCCGGTAGCCACCACTGTCGTCGCTGCCATATGTCTGGGTCGTATCCCATGTAACGAAATGCCAAAACGAAAGTGTCCCTTTTTGCATCGCGGCATTGATGTCGGAGATCGCTACCGCGTCATTCGCGGAGGCGGCAACGGCATTCGTCGTTTTCACGTATGGGTCAGGAATGTATCCCGGTTCGTAACCAACGACGTTCGCCTCACACATAAAACATGAAACGATCATTGTGCCCGTCGCGTCTAGGGTAAGTTTCGCATTGATCGTCCCAGTCGCCAGGGCGCTAAATGCTTTATAGACCGTGATCCGCTGCCATGTAGTTGTAGCGGCGAAAGCCTGGCTTGTCGTCTCCGGAACCAACCCGGAGCCTTCGATGGTCAGCGTTCCCGCCAATGTTCCCGTCGCCACCCGAACATAGGCGGCGAAGAGAGAATGAAGATTTGCCGCAACTTCTCCGGTATCCTGCGTGATGCCCTCATTCGAGGTATCAGCCATGATGGTAGCGGCCGAGTTGGTGACACCATCCGGTCCGGAGGCGGCATTATTCGTGACCGTCGGTGTCCCGACGGCGGCCCAGGGCGCCGTCGCTGGAGCCTCGGAATAGAGACAGAGATTCTTCGATGCGCGGTTGATGAAAAGCCCGCCGTTCGGGGAGACGAATTTGTACGGCCAGATCGGGATAGCTGGGATACCGCTGCCAAAAGTCACGAGCGAATTATCGGCCGCTGATCCCGGGCCGACTTCCAAAGAAGCACGCGAGAAGGTCGGCGTCGTTCCGACTTGCGCTGTAATTCCCGAAGTGAAATCCGACGAGAATATGAGCTGATCTATCTGCGGCAACCGCCCGCTCCGAGCTGCGTAATTCCCTCGGAAGGGCTGGAGTTCCTGCCATCCGTTCCGCGACTGCGCCAATAGCGCGGTCGGGAGAAGAAGAAGAGAGAGGATTCGGAGGATCTTTCTCATCTCTTTTTGCACGCGTTAAGATACGCCGTATCCGAGATAGGAATGCAACTCAGATACGAATGATCGGAGTCTGAGACTTCCCAGATTTCCTTTGCCCCCACGGGGATAATCTCGCCGTTGACGGAAGTCACCGCTGTCGGCGCGACGGGATCGGCCAGCACTGTCAGTCCTCCCATAAGGCAACGGATTTCAATCAGGTTTCCTGTCGCGTCCGTCGCGTAAATTGAGTAATAACCGCCTATAGTCAGAGGACCAACGCGTTCGCTCGATTTCACTACGTCTGCATCTGTCGCCAAGTGCGTATAGGTAAGATTCGCTGCGCAGTTCACGTAATCTCCGGACACGACACTCGCTACCACGCAGGCTTCCTTCCTTGCGGGAACAGTTGGCGCGACTACAACTACGTCTCCGGCGGCAAGATTTGTCGTCGCGACGATATAGAGCTTTACCTGACCCGATGCGGAGTTTTGATCCACGGTCGTCGAGAGCTGCCTATTGAGTCCCGGATTCTGTAGACAGGCAGAAATCGTCGGGCCGTAGACTACTTTCGGAACGACCGATCCGGGATCGATCCCTTGTGCCACGGCTGAAAGAGGAAAGAGAAAGAGAAAAAGAAGTTTCAAAAGTCGGATCATCGAATTCTCCTTTCAGAGTTCAAATGCTCTTAAAGTACAGGAAGATAATCCAATAGTCGCCCCGCTTTGTACAGCAGCCTGTACTTTAAAGGTGTGACCGCCAGCAACTCCCCCGCTAATTGCAAATAACATCGGCGGATAGGTTGTAGTCCCACCGGTTGATGTAAGCATTCCCCCTCCAAAGGTCGTCCCTCCCTCCTTAAAAATAATCCAACCTCCAGCAGGGCTTGTATTTCCAGAAATCGAGAAATAACCGGAACCTCCAACACCAGTGATTAAAACAAGGATTGGGCGACCGGACGTTGTAAGCGTAATACTCAAATTCGTTACGTCCACGAAGGTTGTGCTTGTTGTCGTGAAATTCCCTGAAGATGAACTACCGCAAACCCCACGAACTGCACATCCAAAGGCCCGCATATAGGAATCAATCACTCGATTGGCATTTACCTGGTTGATCGACGAGAACGACAGCGCGCCCGCTAGGTCAAGGCCAAACTCGTCCAGACCTATGTTCGCAGCATTATCAATATGTAGATTCTTTGCATCATCAACCGCGATAAGAGCATTCGGGCTATTTCCAGTGTCGAACCTTAGAATTTTTTTTGCTGTACTATCAGGCCGTCCAAAGGTGATCTGATCTTGCCGGATTACTTCTCCGGCGCCAGCATAGAAGGGCGAGAGAGTTAGAAATAGAAGAGAGAGGAAATAGGATATCACTTTGTTATTATTCATAAATGCTCCCTTGTTCAGTACACGTCTCCGCCACGAAATCTACAGGCGTCGTGCAATTCACGAAGTTGCAGGTCTTTACGCGTCCGTAGTCCGCCCCCGCCTGGTAACGGATGCCAGTGGCGAAGTTATTGAAACGCGCAGACTCGATCTCCACACGATCACCAGTGACATCGAGACAGATCGTCGCGCCTCCACTTTGGGAAAAGGTTACGCCGGGCCGGAATTTGATCCTGAGATTATTCTGCGCGATGACGATATTCGTCGAAACCGACTCGTCAGAGAAAACCAAGAGCGCATCGCCCGATACCGCTGCGACCAGCGCCTCCGCTAGTGTCGCGTACTGCTTGCCGCTTCCGACGCTGATATTGAAATCGCCCGTGACATCAGCCTTAAGTTGGTCGGTCGTGTCCTCGAAATACGATAGCCACAGTCCGATCGAATATAGGAGCCAGTTAAACCACTGGAAGGGAGGCTTCTCGGCCAGAATCCATCCCGTCTCTTTTTTCCCAGAAGAGGGTTCGATCTGCTTCGCGGGGTCGCCGTCCGTCCACAGCGGAAGCGTTTCGGTTGGTTTAGACGGGTAGGGCATTCGGTTCTCCTCTCATACCACGATCCCGGCGAATTCTCCGCCGACGGTGGGATCGTAGACGCCGCTGAAGCCGAGGCCGGTTCCGCCGTCGAAAGCAAAAGAATCCGGTCCCGCCGTCGTTACGAAACCCGAAATTCTCACTCCCGCTGCGACCACATGAGCCATCGCCTCGAAAATGAACTCCTCCAAATCCGGGTCCAAGCCCGGGGAATAGGAGATTGAAACCGAGCCGTGTCCCTCGCTTTCTACCATCAATTCCGTCGCCCCTGTGATAAGTTGGAAGAGCTGGAGAATGGTATTCAGCGTTCCGTTCGAAACGTTTACCCCGATCTGGAAGGCCAGAAAAACGCGGTAGACCTCATCCGCGCGTCCGTAACGTGAAATCCCAACGATCTCGCCCAATCGATCGAGCTGCACTCCTGTCGCTTCGTTTAGAGCGCGCTCTGTCATCATCGAATAGATCGCGTCCTCCAAATCCTGAACTTGGTCACAGTACACGGAGAGAATCGCCTTGAGATTCGCGCTCTCTTTGTACTGCTCCAATAAACGCCCGAAGGCTTGCGTCTCATGGCTCGCGATTTTCGATAGCGGGATCAAGAAATCACCGTAATGTTGGCGAAGAGAAATTCCGCTAGCTCGCGCTCATCGACGACAATCGCGTCTGACCGTCCACCCCAATACACTGTGTGGGTGCCAGTCCCGGCGTTCGTATAGGCAACAGAATCCCCGCCGCGAGTCGTCGAGACCTTGAATGTATTCGTGTCCTTCCAGATCACCCAATAGACGACACCGGCCGTCAGACCGGTCGGCAAAGCGCCGCCGGAATTGCTGAACGTCACTTGATTCCCGACGATGAGGCCGTGGCCGTTCGAAGTGAGGAGAAGATCCCCGGCGCTGTCTGATGCTGTGAAAACAGCGGAGCCGTCGGCAGGTATCGCTGCGACGCCAATCTTGACGGCGACATCCGTTACACCCGGGACGGCAGAGATCGCCGCGAGAATAGATTTGGTACCGTAGACGATGACGTCCTCCCCGATCGTCAACGTCGCGCCGTAAGCCATGATCGCGTTCACGATTTCCGTATCACCGTCGCCGGGATAATCGGAATTCGTCGTCAGCGTGAGCGTAAGCCAAATGTTAAGTACAGTCGGACGCGAGAACTTAATCGTATGCGGGAATCCAAGCTGATCATAAACCGATTCGGAGATGGACCCGAAGAAGCTGATCCCCGCGGCCACGTTCTGAAAAAGAATCTCCGCGATGTCTGCCGCCGCTCCGCCCTGCACGATACAATCTACCGAATGCGCCGGGCGCCCATGCGAATCAGTCGCGTCCGTATTATTTTGGAACACGAAACAGTTGTCCACGTCCGCGATGTCGAGGATCTTAGATCGAACCGCGTCTACCGTTGCTGTGCCGTAGATGTGTAGCTCCGCCACGCGGCGAATCTTCAGATCGGCGTCGGTCTCGATATCTTCTCCGACATCAGCGTCTTCCTCATTCGTAAAACTTTCGAGGCCGACCACAGGTGTATCGATTACCGTAAGACTCCCCATAGGCGCCGAGACCGGGCCTGTATTCTGGGCGGTCATTGCGATCAAGGGAGATTTCGCCGCATCCCCTGGCGTAGTCTCCGTGATTGTCAGGATAACGGGGACGCTCGCCGCAGTAAGAGTGTTCGCTCCGACCGTGAGAAGCGGCTGATTCTTCCCACCGTCCTCGTTTTGGAAGGTCACGATGAACGAGGTCGAAGTCGAGCCCGTCACGAGAACATCAGTCAGGTTCGCCAAGGCCTCCAGCGCAGCCTCCACTTGCGCTGCCGTCGCTGTTGCGGAAAGAGATACAGTTTCCTGCCCGGCAAATATGAGCGTGAAAGCCCCCGCATCCGGGGCGGAACTGAAAGCGATGGTCTGCACTTCGTCGACTGCCGGAATACTGATCTCCGCCGTCGCGTCCGTCTGAAATCGGGAGGCCGAAGCCCCATAGACGGAGATCACCGTCGCCGCCGGAATCGGAGTATTCAGGACGCCGCGCGCGCGCCCGCTAGAGCAGGTACTTCGTGTGGCTGGCTTGCGGATAATCCCGGTCAAGGCGACCGCGTTATCAAGTGGGATTCCGGAGGCCGTGTTCGGGTACTGGGACAGGTAGACCGCCTGCGCGAGCTGCCAGAGCAGAGACATTCGCTCGTCGAGGATCGCCTTGATCTGGCCCAAGGGACCCCGAGGATCAAGGTTCACGCCCGCTCCGAAAGCGGACTGGAATTCCGCCGCGGTCTCGTCCGCGATCTGCGAGAGCGGCTTGATGATAAAGCCCTGATCGGTGACGCCGAACTCGCTCATACCGATAGCGCCTCCTGAATTTTCACGATGTCCCCATCATACGCCCGAAACGTGAAATCGCATCCCAAAGAACGCGTGGATGGGGTGAAGTCCAGCGAGAACGCGAGAAGCTCCAGTACCCCGAGGCTCCCCAAGATGGACGCCTGAAGGACCGTCGATACCGCATCCCGATCGACTGCTTTCGTGAATACGTCCTGAAAATAGGGTACCCCGAGGCTGTAATCGAGGAACCACTCGCCCATGAACGTGCGAAGGTTTTGGAGGACGCGCTGCCGGACCTCATTTGCTCCGTTCACGGAGACGAGGTTGTTGTTTTCCAAGACTAGATCCCCGGCGTCGTTTTGCTTGAAGTCCATCTTAGCCCTTCAACTTCGCCATTCTTGCTTCAAGCGCGGCGAATGCCGAGATCACTGAGGAAGTCTCCGGCTGTGCGATAATAGCGTGGGTGTGAGTTTCTCCTCCGCTTAACGCGGTCGTTCCCGTGATAGTAATCGACTGTAGCGCGTTCACGATTTCCTTAAGTAAGGATAGCAACTCCTCCTCTAGGTTTCCAATGCGGAAACGCCCCGACTGCGAGAATTCCATGAACCCGCTTTGATTCCGGATCTCTACGCTAGTCGTCGCGGAAGACCCGTCCATCGGCTTCGTGATTGGAAATAGCCCCGGCGCGAAAACGGCATCCGAAAGGTCGTGCTTCCGTCCGTCCTTCGGGTCATTCGCACCTAACCCGTCGATCCAGCGGTCGATGGACCGCTCGGCGAAGATCAAAAGCCCCGTATCCCCGGGAGCGATCGGAAGCCGGACGTGTGCCCCGGAAGTCCGGTATATGAGGACGGGAACATCGGAGATGATCGGGATCTCGCGCGGAACATCTTCCGTAACGAACTTAATCGTGAACGCCGGTTTGACCTGCGCGAGGTTCCTCGCGAAATCGTATTTTACGATCTCCGCAGGCATAGCCGTGTGAATTCCCGAGACCCTCCGCTCGATCGCCTGTCGGATAATCGACGGCAAGGTCGGGCTGATGAGAGATCGTTCAGGCAAGGATCACCCCCTGAAAGCGGCACTCGAAAACGCCTTCATGGGAATCGCCCGCCAGATCCAATCGCTGGATTTCGAGCCGGATATTCGTGTTCTCGGCTTGGTGAGTGATGTTCTTCCAGGATAGTTTTACCGTGCTTCCGATTCGGAGTTTGGGATTTAGGAGGCACCGCGCTTCGATGTACGGTTGCGTGTTCAGCACGGAGATCGATTTCATAGTTTTTCCGCCCCCGAGATCCGGGCGCTGCTGGATTTTCGTCGGAATCCCGAGAAGCCCGGTATTCTGCGTCAACTCGAATTCCTCAACCATTTCCGGCAAATCTCCCGTCTTTCGTATCTTCTGGATATATAACGCGCCGTCCTGAATGTTCCACGTGAAACCTTGCGGCCTTGTCAATTCGTCCAGAATCTTCTGGGCGGTGGCGACCTTCGTGTACCCGTGCTTGTTTACGTGTAGCGGCAATTCCTCGATGTGTCCGACGGCCACGCGAAGCTGCTTCACGACCTCATCGAGGATTTGATGGTTGTTAATTTCAGCGGAAAACCCGACTGAAACTACGGCCGTCGTAAGGTTATTGGAGGCATCCATCGCCTCTATATCCATGATGACGTCTCCGGACCGTTTCACGGCCTTAATTCGGTTCAGATTGCCAAAAAATATGGTCTGGTAGGGCGTAAACGACTCCGTGAGCCCGTAGCCGACCTGAAGCCATACCCAGAGGTTATCCTGCTCTAGAAAAGCGCGGGATTCGGGCGATAAGTTGAAAATCGATATCCGGGCGGAATTTGGGTCTCCGGTGGCTGTTTTAGTAACCTGGAAAGCGGTTCGAGTGTGGAATTCCCGCGCCGTCGTCGGAATCGAGGATGGTTTTTCGGTCTCTACGTTCGGCCCGATGATCGTCCGAACCCGCCGCAGGTATTGGGCCTCTTTAGGTAGCAAGGTCCGCCGCCTCTAGGTAGATCGCCTTTACGGTCTCCGAGAACGAATCGAATGTCGGGTCGAGATTCTGACCCGACTCGTCGATCGCAATGACTCCCCCGGGCGGTAACTCCTCGGTGATGTACTGCGCTAGGGTCTCGATATTTGTGAGAATGGGGGCGCCTGCCAAAATCGGATTCCCGAGAGCGTCAGAGACAGTCATCGTCCACGTGTCGATTCTAAGGTTGTAATCGAATTGGAGAAGGTACACGGACCCATCGAGGGCGATCGCGAGTGAAAAGGATTCGATGTCGTTCCGAATCGGCAGTTGCAGGCTCATTTTGCCGCCTTGATCGTATTGAAGGCGTTCGTGACACCCTTCTTGATATTATTCCAGAGCCCGAGTGTGAAAGTCTCTGCCTGCGTCGTCGTAGTCGGTTTTGGAAGTTCTCCGGATTGCGGCCCTACTTTCGCCACTGGGTTCGGGTTCGCATCTCCTCTCGAAGTCTTCGGCACGGAGACGAACTGGCGAGCGACGATCCTAATCTGCTCCATCGTGACCGTGAACTGGAATGACCGGCCGATCTTCACGTTTTTCGGGATTACCAGCGACGTGATAACCATGTTGTCGTATTTTTTGAGGGCAGTAACAACCGAGAACGGCTGTCGTTTTTGGTAGAGTTCAACCATGTAATCGAAACACGCCTTTGTGCTCCGCGGCGGAGACACGACCGTTTTCCCCATCGAACCCTTCCAGGCATTCACGGCGATTCCACCACCAGCGGCAACTGCGAGCCCAAAAAAGGGCGAGCCAACGGCCCGACTAGCTTCCGACGCAGCCGCGCTCAAGGCGAGACCGGCTGCTACCGAAAGCGCGGTAATCGGAGTGTCGGAAACGATGCCCTCGATCGTTAGCTTCGGATTTTCGAGCTTTACGTGATCGGTTACGTCAACCCCGTCCTCGACTTCATTCTTCGTCGCGACGGCCGTCAATTCGTGCGTCTCTTGAAGAGAGGCATCGAGATTCATCACCCCAATAACGGCGGATTTCTTCGAGCCGAAGATCATCCCCAGATCAGGCATTTACGCTCCGGATAAAGGGAGATGCGTGGAGGACCTCAAAAGCGAGGATGGCGAGGTCGTCCGAATTCAGTTTTTCATTTTGTGGGAATAGGGATTTCGATAGACAGCAATTCCGCAGGATTTTCCCCGATCCACAAGGGCACGGATCATAGGGAGGAAAATGATAAAGTTGGTTCCAAGCAACCATCCCATCGAAAAGCCAGCGTTTCGACGCCATCAGTCCTGTCCCCCTCCCCCAAGCGCAAGAGCCATCTGCAAGTCGGTCATCCCGTAGATCAGCGAAGAGTCGATCGCGCCTTGAATCGTATCCTGCGCATGTTTGCGGTCGAGCCCTTGCACGTTCACGTTGACCTCATGGCGAGCGGAAATGGACGTAGCCGTCGTGGCTGGAGAAGGACCGGGCAGGACCGGAAGAGTTGGGATGGCAGTGATTGCCTTTTCGGTCGGCTCCTCGACTCCGAAGAATTCGAGCGCGCGGTCTAACAAGCCCCCCACGATTTCCGAAAGAGGCTCTTGGATCAGCGCCCAGATTTCCTTAAGATCCGCGATGAGGATCTCGATTTTCGAGATCACCCAATCCGAGAATTTCGCCGACAACGATTCCTTCCCCTCGAACATGCCGATCAGATCCTCGATCAGAAGCCCGATCATGATGATCGTTCCGCCGATAATAAGCGGCGTCAGCATTGCCATCGCGTTTGAGAAAGCGATCCCCCAGCCGAGCTTCTGAAACGCGGAAGTAACCCCGAGAACCCCGACCGCCATCTTGCCGATCGCGGCAGCGGTACTGATTGCGATCCACGCCACAAAAACGTCCTTGGCGATCTGGAGCGCGTTTGTCATCCCGCCCAATCGGTCAATTAGGTTCTGGAACTCTTTGATGCCCCACTTCACCGTATTGAAAAGCCAAAAAGCTGCGTCCTTCACTTCCAGGATAAATCTCCTGATGTTCGTTCGGATCAGCTCTCGGTTCACCATCGCCCACTTCAGAAACGTTTTCATCATCGGCTGCAAGACCGGGAAGAGTACGGTCCCGATATAATTCTTAATCCCCCGGAGCCAGAAAAGAATCTTCTCCCAGGACTCCCGGAATTCGTCCGCCGCCGCGATGTCCTTCTCACTCATGATCCCGCCGAGCAGCTCCGCCTCTTTCGCCTCACCGAGATGCTTGAGGACGTTAATCATTCCGATGCCACCACGGCCGAAAAGCTGAAAGGCGATTGCTACGCGATTCGCCTGGGACCCGGCCGTTCTCATCCGCTCAGCGGCCTTCGCAAGGAGGACGTTTAATGGCGCAGACTCCCCGTGCATCGCGGCGTAACGCATAAGCCGTGACAGGGACATATTCAGCGTCTCGGCTTCAACGCCAGCGAGTCCGGCAACGTACTGATACTTCTGTAGTTGTGTCGTTCCGATCCCGAGCCGTTCAGAAGCGAGTTTAATATCGTGTCCGAATTTCGCGGCAGAATTTGCTAGACCGAAAAGAGTTGCCCCGAGAGTGACGGCCCCGCCGACGAGCAGCGCGGCGTTCCGCTTCGCGGTCTCGATCCCTTCGTTAAAGGCTTTGAGCTTGCGGTCATCGACCTGAAGCCCCCAGCGCGTCACCAATTCCCTGATTACCATTTAGCGCCTTGCCTTTCGCATCTCGCTCTCAGCGCGGTTACGCGCGTCTTCCTCAATCTCTTCTCGGATATCGAGGGCTTCGTGCGCGTCGAGGAGATCGTACAGGCTCCAGTGCCGCTCGATCTCTTCCAAGGTCGTTACCCCGGCGAGGACGGGACGCCAGATCCACCAGTTAACGTTCGAGGCACCGGGATCGACGGACCGGCGGATACGGCGGGGCCTTTGAGTACGTCGAAAAAATCTCCGAAGTTCGCCACCAGCCCTTTCCAAATAACTTTTTGAAGATGTAGCGGCTTCCCCTGGAAATTCGGGTGATTCCACGAGAGCGTCTGCCCCTCGAACATTGAGACCGATAGGATGTCGCGGTAGAGTTGTTTGATCTCATCTTTATTGATCCCAGGCGCGGCAGCCATGAAGGCGTCCCCGATCTTATCGAAGTCGACTTTCGCGCTCATGAGTTTCTCGACGGACTCGGTCCCCGCCGATCCGATTACCTTTGCCAAGGGGCCAACAAAGTTCCGCACGAGGATGAAGAGGTCGTCACATGCCTTCTCCGGATCGAGCTGCCAGAATTCATAAGTCAATCCGTCGACGGTCTGTTTCGCGGTTTCGCGCATCTATCAGTTCCCGCCGATGAAGTATTCCAGGATTGCACAGTCGAAGACCCATTCCCGGATACCAACTTCTTTCGCGAACTCGGTTTCCGGCATCTTCCGAAGCCATGCTGCTGGGGAGGCGAAAAGAGTTGTCCCCTTCGCGTCCCGGACCATGACTGGAACAGTTCCGTTTCCGGTCAGTTCGTCTACCTGGGCGAGCGTGGACAGGTAATCATTGAAAGAGGAACCCTGGATCAGCGTCACCGTTATCGTGCCCGCGCGGGAAGAAGTTTTGGCTCGCGTTACCTCTCCGTCCGCGCCCTCTTTCATCGTAAAGGCATCGTTCGCGCGCTCGACTTTCACAAAAGCTCCATCGGCGAACCCGCTTGCCGGGCGTGTGCCCACGATGATCGATACCTCTTTCGGGATATATGTGCGCATCTTTTCTCCCCCCTTACACGGTTAAGGTTCCACGAATGATGACCGAATGGACGGCCCCGGCGAGTTGCGCCAGAAACGTGATATCTGGCAGGAGCCGCGCCCCCCGATCCAGAACCGATATGTCCTGCACGTCCGGCGCCGTTACCGTCGGCACAGGGTCCGGCCGCAGAATCGAGCGGCTCACCGCCTCGATTAAAACGCCCCGGATCTGGGCCTTCACCGCATCGACTCCCTGATTCGTGTATGGAACTTTCGGCTCATTCGCCAGCATCGCGTAAACTCGCTCCTGGATCTGGGAGCCGATCCAGTCGATGCCCATGATGACATCAGCGAATTCCCCGGAGGCGCAGGTCCCGTTTTCGATGATCGCCAATCCGCCGCGATTATCAAAGACGTTGCAGTTCTTGCCGAAAACCACGGAACGCTGCGTATCGGTAAGATTGTCGGCTGTGATCCCGTTCAGCTCCTTGAACTTGAACGTGATACTCCCAGGGTCGTACGGTAGCGCCATCCCAAGAACTGCCGCATCTGGGAACGCTGCATAATCCGCGCTATAAAGAACGACGGTGCGGTCGTATCCCGCCGCTTTCAGAACGTAAGCGATATCAGTAGTCGATCCGATGCTCAGAATGTTCGCGTCCCCAGAAGCGGTGACGAAGAGTTTCATCCTCGGCTCCGCCCATGCCGCGCACGCCTTCACGTCTACCGCCGTACGCGAGCAACACATAACGCCATAGAAATCATCCGAATCGTTTGAAATATTGTTCAGCGCCGACTCCGCGCCAACGTTCGCTGTCTGGATAACGTTGGTCAGATGTTCTCCGACGACGGTCCCGAGTCCGAGTCCGGCGGTCGTGGCCAGGATTTTAAGATACGTTGTCCCATCTGAAGGCGTAATATCCGGGATCGCTCCCAGTGCTGCGATGAAGCCAGCGATGATCTCAGGGACCGTCGCCGACGCATCCGCCGTGTACGTGACACGCGTTCCACGGACGGTTATCTCGTACGTATAAAGGTTGACTGCGACGGGAGTGATCCGGTTTTCCTCCGCGACGTTCGCAAGTTTTCGGCCGATGCGCAGTTTCGTAACGGACGGGTTCTGGCTAAAAACAGCGGTAGCCGCCTTGTATTCATCGGAGGAGGTTGCGAAGTCGTCTGCGACCGCGTCGATATCAGTGTATTCCCGGTAATTCTCCAGGAAGGCCGTGTGCTGGCTCAGGATGAGCGGAGTACCGAAGGCGATCTCAGTTGGGAATCGGGTCTCCCGGCTGATCTGTACGTTTACAATGTCATTCACGCTCATGGCGATCCTCCGTTAAGTGGGTTCCTCAACATCCCCCGAAATGTGTTGTGTCTTGCCGTTCGTCACCGTTCCGTCGTACTCGACTTTTCCGATGCTCTTTTCCGTGGATTCGATCGGGCCTTCGGGATCATCCGAGGTCGTATAGAAGCGAACGTCCACCGCCGCTCTCGCCTCGAATCCCGTATCCAGAAGCTCCGTCACGTTCATCACGCTCCCGCGATCGACGATCCCGATCTGCGCTTTGTGTGACGCGAAGAATTCCGTCACTTCAGGCAGACTGAGTTTCGTCTGAATCTCCGCGATGCAATCCATCGCCTCGATCCCGAAAACTTGTATAGAAACAGTGTACTCACGGAGCCCGCTCAATTCAAATTTTTCTTCAACGGCATCATACCGGAAATCATCCGTTGGACTCGGGGCCATCGGCCCAGAAAACCGGAGAGTCAAATAAGGCTTGGCAGGACGCGGCCCCTGGCTCGTTCCCGGCGCCAACTCCTCAGAAAAGATGACCGTGAGGTTATCGAGCGACGTGTTATCCACGCAGAACCGGTACCAAGCATCCTTGAGTTTCGAGAGAGTCACGGCAATACGTCCCCGAGCCCGGTACGCTTCACGGCAACTACCTTGTAGTGATTTTGGGCACTCCCGGGAAGCATCCAACGTTCGACTTTGTGGATCTCGAATTGGATTCCGTCAATCTCCAACATGTCGGCCTGTTCCCCCGTCGTCGTGTTAGCGGTGTGGAGTTCGATGTCGGTGAATATCTTGATCGATTCGTGGGTCCGGCGCCCCTCGGGGAGCTGGAGAAGTTCATTTGGGTCGAGGGGCTGCACGGAAGCCTGGATCTCCAGGATCGATTCGGCTCCCTTCTCGTAAACTCCCTTAACCCATTCGCCAGCCTCGAAACGGCTGACCACGACGGTCCTAGTCGTGAGGCCGACCAACGGCGCCCCCCTTCGATTGCATGACCTTTTGGTACTGAATCGAGTTGATGAGCTGGCCGGTATCGATCAGCGGGACGCTGCTCCCCTTAGCCTTGATTGTGCTCGGGTTCAGCGGCTTGATCCCGATCGACTTCTGGATCGTCGTTTTGATGTCCGAGACGCCACGAACGCCCATCTGGTCGAGCGCCCTTTCGACCGTCATCGAGCCGATGAGAATCTTTCCGATCAGGCCCTTCACGATCTCATTCCTGGCGTTAACCGTCCGGTCAAACGTGGAGCGGAGGAACGACCGCTCCGGGATCATTACGTTATGCCTTTTCCCAGCACCGTGGGCACCAAACTCGTGGATGATCGCGATATCGATGACTTTCGAGCCGAACGACCCCTTGTGTTCCTTCTCGCCCTTCGCACCCTGGAATCCGAGTTTGACATGCGCTCCCTTGGCGGACTGGTACTCGCGCATGATTCGCCTCCAGCCTAGATCTCGATCGCTGGTTCCGATGCGTACACCGGGAAGAAGGGGGACTTGACGAGCTGCTTTCGGAGTTGGAGAAACATCTCGCCGTAGGCCGTTGTCTCGTAGCCGCTCCCTGTCTTCATGACCAACTCGCGCGCCTGCGACAAGTCCCCGACTTTCTCGGAAGTCATAAATCCCGGTGCGGTCGCACCCACTGTCGGGAATCGTTTCATGAAGTGCGCCGTCAGGAGAGCGATAGCGGCATCATAGTTCGCGCCGAACGTAATAGCGTCGGCCTGGCCCGCCGCAAGAGTGGCGAGTAGATCCCTTTTCGCGGAGTCTCCCGGGCTGAGGGACGCAAACTCCGGGGCCAGCGCGTTGAAAAGGGCGACGTTCAGCCCCATCGGATCATTCCTTCTCGGGCTTGAGATCGACGGCGGAAATCTGCTCTTGAATGGCGGCCGAAACGGCCTTTCGGTTGTCGATTAAAGCCCACTTCTTCAGTAAGTCGGCATCGACGGTTTTCTTCACGACTGCGATTGCTTCCTTGGTGTTCAGTCCCGAAAGGCCGGGATCGCTCAGTCCCTTCTCCGGCTCATTTAGAGCTTTGAGAAAACCGCCGCCGATGATCTGCGCAACTGTGGGGTGCTTCTGAATCTGTTCCCAGAGGGCGGGCTCGATCTCATTCACGCCCGGGATAAACCGGACGAACACGCCCGTACTGAGATGGACACTGAAGACATTCGCCCTTGTATATTCAACGAGCATTTTCATCCTCCATTTTTAGCGGGGGAAAGCTTGGAGGAGACCTTCCCCCGCCGCCCTACATCCCTGGGGGCCCTTACAAAACCGCCTTCCCATCGTCGGTGTAAGCCGCCGACAACGGGTAATAGAAGAGAACGCCACCGAATCGCGAGTGGCACGGAATCTGGAACTCCAAGTTGACTTCCTGCGGGGGGAACTGCTCGAAGTCCTGCGGGATCGCAAGCTGGAGCTTCATCGGGTTCCGGTCGTACCAGATGATCCGGGGGATGCTACCTACACCAGCGCTTTCCAGTTCCGGAACCATTTCCGCGTTTTTACACGAGGGCGAATTCTTGAGGAAGAATTCCAACACGGTGTAGTCCGAATACGGGATCTTGAGGGTCGAGAGGAATCCCCAATAGCTCGGGCTCAACAGGATCGTGTTCGGGCTTTCGACTCCCTTGGTTGTATTGATGATCGACGTCACTCCGAGGTTGAGATCCCGGAGAACCTGTTCCGGGGTCTTCTTGAGGAAGTCACTGACCGTCCCCGTCCCATCCGTCGGCAACGTCACATGCCCGATATTCGGATGGTTCAGAAGCCCAAGGAACCCGTACTCCGTATCTCCGAGAAATGCCGTCCTGTTCTCCTTGAGGAAAATCCCTCGCTTCGCCGCAAGAGCCAGCCGCGCGTTTAGCGGTAGCCCCGCCATCTGCGCGTTCCGGATTTCCTGCACGGTATACGAGTACGAATCCCCAAGGGACCGCACCTTCTGCAAAAACTCCTTGCCCTTGATCGAAGCGCGCGGGAAGTCCTTCGCGTAGTTCGACACGAACTGGGCAATCCCGACCTGATCGAACTGTTCGTATTTGATGAACTCTGCTCCGGGGCCAGCCGTAGTATCTACGGGAATGAGCATCCGCGCTTTCATCTCAGGGTAGATGATGTCGTATGTCTGCTGCTTGACGTAGACGAGCTGGCGTTCGAAGAAGATCGCCGTTTGGTCGTCGAGATTCACGTATTTTCTAGGCATCTTCATTTCCCCCTTTGGTTAGACATGAACGGCCACGCGCACCCGCGCCAGCGTTGTCACGGAGTCGTACTCCAGGATCTTGACGTAGGCGCTCGCATCCAGCGCGCGGCTGGTATCTGCGTCGTTTCGGAGCCGCCCGCGATTACTCGTCGGCAAACCGGCTACCGTCTGCGCGATAACTACCGTAGGTACGCTCGCCCCACCCGCCACCGTTGTCGTGATGACCAGGGTCGCGTCGATATTCGCCGTGACCGTGAACACATCGCCGGTGCCTGTGCAGGTCGCGACGCCCGCGAGAGCCGCGATCTTGACCGCGTGCGCATCACGAGTCGTCGCGTGGTCTGTCGCGTAGGTCGTGGAGACACTCGATCCGTTCACGACCGTCGTAATAATGTTGCCCGTGATGAGATCAGTCGACAGCGTGATCGTCTGTACTTGGGCTTTCCCGGCGTACACGATATACGGGGTATCTCCCACTACGAGGGCTTCTTCCGTCTGACACCAGATGTCCCCATCGGGAATGATCGGGACCGCCGATTGCGCTAGCAATCCGTCCACCGTGAGGGCAGCGACGTTCTGATGTGCGAGATCGCGCATCACGACGCCGAGGATCACGTCTCCGGAAGCTGAGGGTTGCTTACAGCCGTCGTCCTGTCCGGCGTACCGGGCCGCGAACTGTCCAAAGATCATGGTATCGACCGGGTTCTCGAAGGTCAGAATCCTAGTCGGGTTCAAACCTTGGATTAATCCAGCGACGTTTCGGTTCGGAAGATAGTTGTATGCTGTTTGCATGGTGTCCCCCTTAGCTCATGACGAGCGATGTCGGTTGTTTCCAGGCGTTAGCTGCCCGTTCAAAATTCTTTTTCCGGATCGCATCCTCATCGAATACGGCCGTTGTTTCCGGCGCCGGTTGAATGGGAGAGAATTTCGTCCACTCATCCCGGTTCGTCGCCAGCGCGCGTTCCGCGATCGCGTCGAATCGCGCGTCGACGTAAACGTGGTTCTTGAGCTTCTCGTCGCTCACGGTCGGCGAAACCTTTTTTACAATGGCGCGCTTGATCTCCGCGCTGTCTTTCCCGGCCAGAGCCTCGATCTCCTTACTGTCTAGAACGACCTCGGCGACTCGTTGTGTCCGAGACAATTCCTGAGCGACTAGTTCGACTTCCTTCCGGTCCATTTTCGGCTCCTTCTTGAGTTTCTCCTCCGCATCATCGAGGCGGGCCTGAAGGCGGGAATTCTCGGCCTTCAGTTTCGCCGTGTCGGCGGAGTCCTTTCCCTCTTTGGTTTTCTTGAGATCCGGTTTTCCTCGACCTTGCTCTTCAGCCGAGTCCTCATCTGATTCATCCTCCTCCGACTCGTCTTCGTCTCCCTCTTCTTCGTGCTCTGAGGTCTCTTCCTCTGCCCACTCCTTGAGATTGATGTCGAACGCTTTGACGGCATCTTTCCCGAATTTTGCGATGGCATCGCACAGATCTTGAGTTACCTCGAATTCTTTATCACCGAGTTTCACTTTTTTCATTTCGCCCCCCTCATCGGAGTTGAGAATTTCGTTGTCTGCCGCGTCCAGCCGCAGTTTTACGTCCGGCCCCGCACGGCCCTTCGTCACGATTGCAAGATGGTTGTAGCGGATGTTCCGCTGGATCACATCATATTCCTCCCCGTCGAATCGCCCGGGGCTCTCGTCCTTCTCGACTTCATAACCCATCGAGACCTCGTGCTTCCCGTCGAGCACTTGAGCGATCGTCGCCTCGTCAACAATTTTGACGGTCGTCTCCAGATACCGCCCGTCCCGCGTCTTCACATCGTGACCAGTCCATCCCTTCGTCAGCGAGGTTGCATTGTGCGCAGTAACCAGATCGACGGGGTGTTCGTTCGTGACCGGGATACCCTTCATCGAAGCAATCGACTTATCACTGAATACTTCGTCCGGAATGCGGGCCTCGCGGCTCACCGAACCATCTTCCTTCGCATACGGCAAAACTCCGGTACGGGTAGCGGTTACAGGAACGATCAGAAAGCCTTCCGGCGTGCGAGTGATCGCATCTTTTTGAATTTCGAGGCGTGCGAAACGTTGAACTTTCTTCATTGAGTTGAACCGATAGCAACATTTGAGCAGAAGAAAAACCGCTCGTCAAATCAAATTCGTAAACGCGGAATATCCACGCCACTATTCTTCAGTCTCTTCTTCTTCGCCAAAGACAGGTTCCGCCCAGCATCGGCAATTAATCGGCTCCCCGGGATGACCGTCTTCCGGTGGGTCGTCCCATGAGAAAGCATCCCCCTCCCGGTCCGCGTGCTCGGGCCGAACCCGTTCGTCCATCGCGGTATGCCAGATATACTTTTCCACACCAGCGTCCCGATGTCGGAGGGACGTCAGTTGACCATTGAACTTGCTGACCTGATCCCGAGCGATCAGCGCCGCCCGCGTCTCAACTTTCTGGAATACCCCCGCTTCTCCGTTCGGCCCGCCGAGATCCTTGACGATCCAGTCGCGCATTGCCTCGTGGCGCATCCCCTGTCGCAAACCCGTATACATCGTGCTCTCGATATCCGCCGCCATCTTCCGGGGAATGTCTGTAATCAGCGCCGCGTTGGTCTTCGTAAACATCTTAATTTCCGAAACAAGCCACGGCTCCCGCCCCGCGATGTCCAGCCCCAATACTGACTGGAATACCTTCCCGATCTCCTTGCGATTGAAATCCGCAACTTGCCAGCCCAGATCCTCCGCGACAGTCTCGGCGTAATAGGCTTTAAGGGCATCATCGAACCACAGGTTGACCGACTGCATTAAGTCCGCGATGAGATCGGCCGCCGTCTCTTGGTCTTGCCGCGAAGAGTCGGGCCGGAGTTCGGTTACTTTCGTCTCAATCTCGGGAAATCGGGGAATCAACCGGTTGAGTATAATCCCCTGCAATTTCGAGACGAACCGAAGAAGAGCGCGCGCGTACTCTCTTTCTAGAGACCGGGGATGCAGATGTCGCAATACCTTTCGTTTTTTACCGGGAATCCCGGCGTGAAGCCGGCGCCGGATTTCTATCGTCGCCCGGCTCGGAGTACGTAGAGCTAAAGGCATTATTTCAGCTTGCCGATGACGAGCGCAATCCCTTCTTTCGGGGAGATCGTGCGGAAGCTACCCTCCTTGAACGCGTCAGGTTCTTTCACACGGTATCGGTAACTCGTCGAAGTTTCATCTACCCCGCCGACCCTCTTGCCTTTGAAGAACGATTTCGCGGCTTTCCGGGCTTCGCGCTCGCTTTTATATTTCTCTTTCAAGAGGATGACCGTTTGCAGCGTCGTCGACTCGTCTAGTATTTTCTCCCAGTCCATCGCATTTCCTTTCTTCGGAAGTTCCCCGCTCATCCGAATCCCCTTGATCGTGCGTGTGATCGGTGGCCAAAGCGCCTGCGCCGGGTCCTGTAGCGTAGTCTGTGGCATCGCCGTCCGGCCCGTGAGCAACGGATCATTCGTGATCGGCGGCATCGTGATCCTGCTTTCCTTCGGGTCCTCGTACTTCCGCTCCGGCTCCTCCTCCTCGGCGAAGAGGTCGGCCGAGAGCGTAGTTTCAATCGAGTACTCATCGCCGCCGAACCGGGATCGCGCGACGTCGCTCGGGTCGATCACCCCGCGGTCAAGGTAGATCGAATCCGCCTCCGCCATCGTCTTTCGCATCGCGGCGTGATCCTGCTCGTCCATTTGCCACAACGGCTGGAACTTCCACGTAAAGTCCGCCGGGATTAAGCCCTTGGTCGGGGAGTTCTTAGCCCGGAGCGAGAGTTTCATCACCTTATCCAGCACGGGCCGGATCTGAGACTCGCGGTAGCTGCTCACGAGGTCGTACCAGTCCCGGTTCTCGTTCTCTCCCTTACCCGAAAGCCCACCCGTCGGTGAGGTTCCCAGAAGTTTCGTGTGCGGCATCCCCGTTGCCGCCACAAGCCTCATGTTGATCCGCTCCAGAATCTCGGCTGCGCCGGTTACCGGACGCGCAACCTGCTCGAACGACTCATTATCAGCATCAAGGACGATGCTGTTTAGGACGCTTCGGGCCAGGTTCATCATCTCGATCCGCGTGCGAAGATTGGCCGCGCCTTCCTCGGTCTGGAGAATATCTGCGAGGTCCTTGAGTTTGATGACACCCGTATTGAAGTCCTCCATCATCGAGGCTGCCGCATCGTTCGCGAGGTTGAAATTGCGGATAACGTTGTAGAGACGCCGCAGGATCGAGTCGCCCCAGTACTGGTTGCGCATGAAAAGGGTGCGGGGGAGGGGCGAGCCGTCGAATCGGATGATCCGGGACCAGTCCATAATGATATGCGGGTTCGCGATCCCTCCGCGTGGGATTACGTTGTAGATCCGGGGTAGGCCGAAATTCGGTTGCGTGATGTCCGTTTGGAGGAATAGGAACATCAGCTCCCATCGGTGAAGGACTGTGAAGCCCTTGATATACTTGATATTGGTCTCGTCGACGGGCTCGTTGAATTTTCGGCCGTCGTCGAGGATCGGAATGATTCCCGCCCCGCCGTAAAGCCGCGCCCATCGCGCGGCAAGATGGACGGCGTCGTACACACCGAGTCGCTCGAAATACTTCTCGACTACGTCCGCCTCATCGCGGGGGAGCGAGTCCGTCGCGACAACTTCCAGGCCCTTCTGGAACGCCGTATCGGGGAGGAGGTCTACGCACCGCGCGGCCGTATCGTCGGCAGCGTAGAGGTGCTCTGCGTCCATCTCGTTGAGCTGCCGCCATTCGATCATCGCGCCCGTACGCTTATCCTTTCCGAGTACTCCGAGCCCGGTTAGGACGTTCTTCCATCCATCGATGACGCGATCTTGGTCCTGTCGTTGAACGATGTACGGTTTCTTCGCGGCTGATTTTTTCATTCGCGCTCCCCGGATATTGTACGCTTTACCGTTACCGTAACCCTACTAGATTTTCGACAGCGCTTCGAGGTACGTCCCCTGCTTCGATTTGAGCCAGGTCGCACCTTGCGTGAACATATCTACCTGGTCGTCATGCGGCGCGTTCGGAAAGTCTGCGCACTCGTCGATGAAGGGCTTAACCCACGGATTCAGGTCCGGCTTCGGAAGGAGATACCGCTTCATTTCGTGGTCGGGTTCGACCTCCGCGACCCTCTCCGTTTTCGACTTCGATGCGGTGATCGGGGTAATTCCGGGAATCGTTTTCTTTAAGGTTTCGATGATCGCAGGACCGTTCGCGCTATCTTCGATCAGGATTCGCCGAGCGTGAGGAAA